TTTTTTTTGTTTTTTTTTATTTTTTTTGTTTTTAATTATTGTTTTTGTTTTACAATGTAAATATAATAAATATTTTATATATAGCAAAAATATTTTACATTTTATTTTAAAAAAAAATTTAGGGCATAAAAAAAGGGGGTATAAAACCCCCCTTTAATAATATAATACCTAATGATTATAGAGCAGCAATCACTGTTGCGAATGATCCTCTACATAGAGCATTTGGTAAGTAAGTAGTAAATCCAAGCCTTTCTTGAACTCTAACTGTAATAAAGTTCTTTTGAACATTATCACTGTCTTGCTCAAAGAACTCAACATTTACATTTTCTCTCTGCCATATTTGTGCAGCTTGACTAAAGTTACCTACGATAAACTCTCCTTCTGCCATTGCAGTTGAGATTCTTACAGGTACTCCCATAAATTTTGGTTGTAGTCTTTGATAAACTTGATCTTTAAGGTATCTGTTGTCAGAATCTTTTAAAGATAAGATTTTGTGGAAATCAGTTGGGTGTAATAAAATACCATCTGAAGTATAATTAAATTTAGCAACTTGGTTAAGTGCAGTAATTAATACATCAAATTGTTGTTGGTTTGCAAAGTCAGCAGCACCAAACCCTGATGCACCTGTACTCCAAATTGTAGCTGAATTTCTTAATCCCTCTAAATTTGGTGCAGTACCATTACCACCTAATAATTGATCATCTTCTACTGCCATAAGTTTAGCAGGAACTCTTGCAGAAATATAAGAACTTAATTGTTCAGTATCTTCAAGCATTTGTCTTGATAATCTTAAATATGTACCGATAGTTTCAATCGGTGCAGTAGCAGCAGTTAGGTTAAAGTCAGTTTGACCTAAAGCAGAACCTTCTGCCGTAGCAGCAGCACCTTGTGTATAAGCACTTTCTTTTACATATCTGACTAAATCAGAATTAGTAGTTCCTACAGGAACAATTTGTCTTATATGCACTGCATTACTTGGATCATATTTGATTCCAGGTACTCTTGTAGCTGCAATAACTTCACCAGTATAATCTGCACCAGTTGTCATATCAGCTTTTACTTCGAATGAAGTTGCTCTTGTTTGACCTTTTTTAAGTTTGTCAATAGCACCTCCATTAATCGCTTCTTTAATAGCAGATTTGAAGTTCATTGGCTTACTATCTACGGCATTTTTTTTAGCTGCCATTTCGATAGTGTCCATTCTTTTTTGCATTTCATCATTCTTTGCAAGATATTCGTTAGATAAGTTAGAAATTTCACTTTTAAGTGATTCTTCAATCTCACCTTTCGCATTATCTTGAGCCGAATTAAATGCTTTTTCAATTTTAGAATCAACTAAATCTCCGATTTGGTCTAATTCTTTTTTGATTTCATCGTTCATTTTTTACGAATTTAATTTATTAAACAAATAATTATATATATCACTATTATCAGTTTTAATCTCTGTCGGCTCTGTAACATCAATTTCAGTTGGCAGAGTGGCACTATCGTTAAAAATAGATTTTAGCTTGATGAGTTCTGCTTCAATAGCATAACCCATATTGTCAGAAATGTTACCCTTGCGAATTAACTTCACAAGTTTATCAAATCTTTTCAATACTTTTTCCTTATCTACATTCCCTTTTACATCTAATATCATTGCTTCATCATTTGCAGCAAGTGTAACGGCAGAAATCTCATAAAGTTTTACTTCCGTTAATTTTCTGTTATATCCATCACCCATTCCTGCTTCTTTTTGTAGTGGTAATATACCAACACTATTTTCGGTAATTACCCCTGCTTTCATAAGTTCTAATACATCAGTTCCAAGTTGTGTTTTAGGAATCTTCGCTTCAAACATTAATCCTTTATCATCTTCATATAGGTTTACCATTTTTCCTAATGGTTGATCCATATTGTGTTGATACAAATACTTAACACGACTTCCATTCTCCATAATCGTTTTTGTATATGCACCAGGTGTAATTATATCACCATCACTATCTACATTGTTAAATACAGAACCATATCCTTTTACGATTCCTGACTTTTCATCGGCATCTACTAATTCACCGATTGGACTTGACTTATATATTATATTTTCCATTTTACAAAGATATTAATTTTCTATATATATTAATTCACCACCACCATTCACTTCAGGTGAATCAGTTATTAAGACATCTATTCTTCTTCCATCTGCATTTTCTAACATTACAATTAGTTCTTCGATGCTAAATAACATTAACCAAGTTCTTGGTGATTCTGAATTTGGGTGTAATTTTTCGTACTCTTGTGATAATTCAAACAATCTTTCCATTATATTTTATTTTGTAATTTTCTTATAAGTTCTCTTGATTCATAATAAATATCAGGGTATAATCTTCTAAATATAGGGTTGCCTAAATATAAATTTTCGAATGAATGTGCTAAAACTTCAGCAATTTGTGCATAAACACCACCTCTTGTATAGTAAGCATTAGGGTGTCCATATCCAACTTTGTTTCTTGTCAATGCACCAAAAAAATCTGACATTGCCCCGTGAAATTGTTGAAAATCTTTTTCTGAAAGAGATGGAAATTGTCTTTTTAAACTTGCAAAATCCTCGTGATCCCATAACCTTTTGTATGGTTTAAATGCTTCATTTTGGACACTTGTACTTTGTCTGTAACCTAATTGTTTTCTCCATTTTTCAAAAGCATCTTGAACATCAGAATCTAAAATTGGTTTAGATTTATTTCTCGGATTCCATTTTGCCCAATTATTTTGTTTATGTGCCATATGACCAATCTCGTGAACTAATACTCTGTTTATTGCAACTTTAGTATTATAATCTCTTATGTTAATTGTAATACCTTCTTGATTTGCTTTTGATCTACCCCTTCTTAAAAATTTAACACTTATTGTTTTGTTTAACAATTTTGTTATCTCCATTGCTTTATCATCAATCTCATAGCCTTGTTTTTTAAGATCATCTATTGCTGATGGATAAAAGTTTGGTTTTCATTCTTGCACGACTTGTTGTCTTGGAACACTACCTGGCATAGGTTCTATTCTTTGTGGTATTGAACCCTGTATAATTTCTTCTTTAGGGAATGGTGCGTTGGTACATCTACAATTAATAACATTTGCAGCACTTCCTGAACTATCACCTGGATAACTTAATTCCTCACCACCAACCATAAACTTTTTATCCATATCGACTATTTGTCCATTGGCTTGTATGTGATCTATTCTTGTTCTATTGTCAAAGGTTGCAATCCATTCTTTTTGAAGATTATCTTTGCCAAATACATCGGTAGCACTTTGATTCGTAGCATAATTAGCTGCATTAACACTTTCTGTTCTAACAATTCGCTTTGCATTGTTTACAGACATATCCTTAAACTTCTTTCTTAATATTCTTCCTGCTTGTACCTCATTCATTGATTGAAAGTCAGGATCTGCCATATATCTTTTTAATGTCTTTATTAATTCTTTTTTACGATTACCACCCAAACTAACAACTCTTGCACCTGCTACTTGACTTCCTATATATGCGAACTTTTCACTCCATATATCTTCATATTCTATATGAGTGTTTTTAGTTATATATTTTTCAAAGTTTTGAGCATACCACTTGGCAAACTTATTTCCAACCTCTTGGTAAAGTTCAACATAAAGATTTATTAGGTCGCTATCCTTAAATTTAAATTGCAAGTCAGGTATTTGTTTATTAGCTTTTAAAAACTCATCAATTATTTGATTGTTTTCACCCACAAGTTATTTTGTCCATTTCTTGTCTTGTTTCGCTTCTTCAATATCTAATTGATTAAGCCAATCCTTATGGTAGGTTTTTTTGAATTTTTTAGTCAGCATTTTGAGAAATCCTTTTAGCCCAAGAAATCATTGCTTTACCACCCCAAAGATTATAAGCAACATACCCTTTGTCTTTATAAGGTTCGTTTCTGTATTCTTCAGATATTTTTGCATTATCCTCGTGTCTTGCTAAAAAGCTATTTATTCTTTTTACTGTATCAAGTGA